GGGCATGTTCCAGTCGCTGGCGATGGTGCCGCCGATGCCGCTGAGATCGTCATACCAAACGCCATTAAGCTGGAAGCTGTCTTTAATGATCGCCCGATCTGTTACCAGGGTTCGCTTCCCCGGTTGAGCAAAAAGAGATGCGCCAACAAGCGCCAGTACTGCTGCTAAAATCAATTTACGCATAGCTCGTTGTTTTGACCTTACCTGTGAAGGTGCCGGTGAAATAAATGGTTGTTTGAGTGTTGAAAAATGAATTGAGTGTAACGAAATCAGGCACGCCGGATGAAACAGGCAAAGCAATGATCTCGCTACCACCTGGGCTCGTGCCCACTAGCAGATCACCAGTAAACCCTGGCGTTATATACAAGCCTTCAATAGCACGCTCCGCAAGTGCAGTAAACGTACCCGTGCCGGTGATATTAAGCGTAGTGACTGTTACCCGACTATCACCGCCACCGCCAGCATTATCAAGCGCATCCTGCAAGCCAGCAACAGCAGAGATAGGAATAGCGTCGTCTTCTTTGTGCCAGAAGCTATCAATCCAATCCCAGAAGTGTTCTTCCCGTGGCTGATCTCCGCGCTCAAACCACCCTTTGAGTATAGTCCTACTACGTATCATAATTGACGGTTTTGAACAGGGGTTAAACTGGGGCTAATGCCCGTTAAATCGGTAGTGCCGTTCGTTCCATCGGCGATGCGCCAACCATCCCAATCACCTACTCCTATTCCACCAGGAAATTGGTCACTAGGGAAGTCGCTATTAACAAAGAGCAAGGCACTGCCAAAAGGATGAACCGCCTTACGAATCTTAGCGCTGATGCGAGCCTCGCAAAATGGAGAAAACTCCAGCGCCTCGTTGCTAAACACGGTGCTCCACTCCATTGCGGGGGTGAGGTAAACCGGGCTACCTGATGAAACGGCAGACGGGTAACTCGGAACTAAGTGGAGACGACCTCTATACAGGAGCGCACCGCTGGATATTCCACCAACGCCTCCACTGACCGGCTCAAGGCCGCTGATCACATTCCATACAGTAGAGCCATTACCTGCTGTGGCCACCCTGCTGATCGAGTCCTGTGTGGTTCTCAGATCGTCGATAGGAACGAGGTCTGCAAAGTTGTACTGCGTGCCTGTGCTTGTTCCGAATCGAGCCACTTTGGTAAAGTAACGATCTACCAGCTGGCCGTTTTGGTTAGCCTTTTGCTCGGCAGTAGTCTCGATGATATAGGTGTCATCATAACTACCAGCTTCAAAAAACACCAAGTCGCCATCCTTGTAAATCCAGCCTTCCGTCACGGAGCTCCCCGTGCGAACGAGGCCCGACAGGATAATATCATTGCTGCCACTCAAACGAGCTAAAGCCCGCAGGCCCGACAGATAGGTTGCCTGCATGAAGCCCAGTGTAGCATCTGATTCCAAAGGGAAGCCATCCGGCTGTGTATTGAAGTCACCATAATTCATACGTATTCGATTCTGTAGCGCTTAGTCACCAACTTATGGCGATCCAAGAACGCTCGTATACTAATCTCATCACCTTCCAGCTCAGCAGGTACGCACACCAGGAAGTCAACACTTTGCCCGCTTAAAAACGTAGGCAGGTAAAGTGGCATATTCTCAGACTCAAGGAAGACAAAAACAAACTCGGGGTCGGTAGCATCCTTGATTTCAATTCGGCGAAGCGAAACATCAAACAGGTCATTGAGGCCATACTCCAGACGACGCACTTGGCCATTCATTTGTATATCCAACCGAACTCGATCAATGTAAGCGAGCAGGTCGCTGTGCAGCCGTGTGACCAATCCAATCAGCGCATAGATGAAACTGATCATCCGATCCTTGCGCAGCGCTGACGGCAGTTGCCGCTTGATGAGTTTATTCCAGTCGATGCTATACATGAGGGATGTAGTTTATTTGCAGCTGTACCGGGCTGTAAATGCGCAAAAAGCCACTGTATGGCTGATATTCAATATCCACCGAAATGGTACTGGTACTATCAAACCGGCCTGCGTTACAACTCCTGATTTCGGGCACAAAAACACCCTCCACCGCCTGCAAGGCATCAACCATTCGAGCCTTAATGAAACTGCCATCAAAAGGCAAGTCTCGAAGGAAGTCATTAACGGCATCCCTTACCGGCTCATCCGCTGTCCCATCCAGACGACTACCTTCATCGTCCAGAATCTGCGGATCGTAATACACATCAATGTCCATCAACAAGCGATCGGGCTGAAACGACAACAGATTAAGGCGCACACCAGCATCCTTTATCTGCCCCATATAATCCAGCACAGCGTCATATTCAGCACCTGTGAGCACATTGAGATCACCGGCCAGCTCTTTGGCCACCTTGACCGTCAAGATGCCGCTCAGCTCTGTCACGGCTGCCTGGGCTACAATCTGCCGATCGGCAATTTGATCAGGACTCAATCCCGTATTATCATAGTAGTCTTCACCTTCCACCAGGGTGTCGCCTAGCTGAAAGGCCAGTGCTTTTTCTCGATACCATTGCAAGGTGTGGGGCTTCTTGGCGGCAATGAGCGCATTGATCTCTAGCTTGAACGCATCCCACAGCGACTCCAGCGTAACAATGGCACGAGCAACCACGCGAGTGATCAAACGCCAAATCGCCGTTGAACTCGTACTGGACAGCTCGGCCAGATTCGGATCATCTTGCACATCACTGATAATATCTTGCTGTACTTGGTCGATTGATCGTGCCATTGTTATTGTACTATGAAGTTTTGTTCAATAATCCAGTAGTTGATTCCTTGCAGATCGGCATCACCTCCGGCTGCGGGCTGATAGCCTCCACGCTCGTACACTCTTCGCACTTGCTTGTCGTAAACATCTGGAAGTTCCAGCTGCTGGCCAGCGCTCAGGTCTGCGGTCAATTCAAGGCTATTGATACTTGCCAGTTCAAAAACAGCTTGCTCGCTGCCCAGGTACTGGATAGCGATGTCTTCAAGTGTTTGCCCTGCCTGAACGATAGCTTTACTCATAAGCCGCCACTACATTTATTTTGCCGCCTCGGGCATTGACGCTTTTCACCGTCATACCATCAGCTGTGAATTCTCTTTTTATCTCACCATTTAAGTTTCCGGCCTGCTCATTGAGCAGCCAGCTGCGCAAATTCACTCCACGAGTAGGAAACTCCCGCCATTCTCCTTTCGCGCTCAACAGCAGAAGCTGCTGGTGCTGTAGGGTGCTTTCACCAACCGACAAATCACCATCCGCAAATGCGAGATCAAAACTTCCGTCAAGTAAAATATCCGTCATGGTGCAATTTTTACCACGTCACTCAAATGGTTCGCAAGGTTCGCTTGAACGTTACTTAATCGCGATCTAAGCACCGCCATATCCGCCGCCAGTTGACTAAACCCAGGCGCTAGTGGTGCAAGCGTACCCTGAGAAGCAGCTGCCTGTGTTGTCGCAAAACTCCTGATAAAGCCAGCGCCATCAACAAGCTCCTGTATGAGATCAAACAGGGTACTATTTAGTTCGTTACCAAGCACAGCAGGCTCTACATCACCAGATCCCAGGCGAATTTCCTGGTCATTGACATATACCTCAGTGCCCTCGCTTACAAACACGTAAAAGCCATCTACACCACCTGCCTGAATGAGCACGTAGTCCTGCTCCAGATTACCGAGGTCGCAAATCATCACCGTAGCTTCCGGGCTGGGCACTACCCACACACCGGCCTTCCCTGGTATTGCATTGGTACGCACATCGAGGTATTCGTTCCCCTCTGCATCCACACAGTCGAAAGTCATGTTCACGGTGTCGGTGCTGGTAACTTGCGCTACCACCAAGCCTTTGCCTTTTCTTTGGCGAACAAACTCTTCTAGTGCATCAGCAAAATCCATCAATCCAGTTTTATGCCCAGTGTCACCTTTCGGGTTCCACCGCCCAGGTTTACGGTAGTCGTTACGCTTTCCACGAGGTAATCACCTTCCTGATTCTCGTAATTCTGATCAGTGAAACGCAGGCGGTTGCCAACTTCACAATAAGGCAACAAGAACGCTCTCAAGCTACCTTTGTAGCCGCTACGTCGAAACCGTAGTAGCTCCTGCCGTGCCCGCTGTTCCAGGTCTTCGCCAGCGTCCAGGTTGTAGAAGAAAACAGTGCGTTCTTCTCCGTCTTCATCGCCCACCACCTTTGTGGTAAATTGGTTATCCTGAGAAATACTCACCGCCTTGATTCGCAGGCTCACATCATCCTCACTTTGCCACTCCAGATCATGACCTATCACGTTTTCGCCGGTGACATACTTCACCAGTACATCATCAGTGTAACTAGCCAGACCAACTACCAACTGCTTGAATGCACTGAAGTAGATCGTCAGGCCGTATGACTTGCGCAGCTTTTCGAGCACCTGGGCAGCATTCACATTTTTGAGCATGAAAGTGCGAAAGTTGATCACTGGGATCTCGTTCACTATTTCAATGCCAGTGTCTTGCAGGATGTAATCCAACAAGCTGGCCAGCGTGATATTGCGAAAGCTCTTTTGCATTCGCTTCCTTTTGAGCAGGTACACTGCATCTTCGCAGTAAATCTCCAGGGGGTTGGTAGGCTTAATCAGCCGTACAAACCCTCTAAACTCTTCGCGCAGATCACCGTCGTAACCAAAGTTGATGACAACTTCGTCGCCAACATTGAATACCTTGACCGACTCTGTTTCTCCGACCAGCTCGCCTGCTCTTTCTAGCCGTGCAGTGGTGGGCAGTTCCAGCTTGGCCGTCTTGCCCAGCACCTTGATGCTGTTCTTGACCTCCACGGCATGAATGCGATTAAACGCGGCCCCACCAATTTGTGCTGCAACTCCGATCACGAACATATCACTGAATTGTAAGCACAAAAGGCTCGTCAGATAAACACTTCAATTCATAGGCTTGCGCGTGCTGAATTCCGACCATTTCCGGCAGGTCGATGCGCTCAATCACAATACTGTAAATGCCCAGCAAACTCGTTAGGGCACATTCTATTTCCAGTGCTTCTTCACGTTGCTCCAGCTCCGCAATAGCAGCCACCTGATCTTCGGGGAAGTATAGCGTGCTTTTGGTATTCACAGCAACGCCTCGAATGACGATTTCCCAGTCGTGAGCACTAACCAGCTCCTTCACTGTCCCTTTTCGGCGGCTACCAGCCATCTGACGCTTGGCGATGCGCTTGCGTCGTCCCAGGCGAATGGTTGGCTCATTAGGCAGAAGCACCCCACCGATGCGGATAGGCATAAACAGTGGGCGGCCATCGGCAAGGCGAGCATTGATCTGTTCACGTACCGTTAAAAACTCCGTCCCTTCGGCATTCCCATCCTGATTGTACTCGTATTCAGGCTCCTGTATAGCAGACTCATTCAGTGCTTCACCGTCGTAGGGTTTCCCTCGGCCTATGCCAAAAGCCCGTTGAAACAAATCTGCCACACTTAGGTTAAGTTGCTGCATTATTGCATCTGGTTTGGCATGTTAAGCACCTGAACAAATTCCGCCTTGATACGCTCCACCATCTGGTCGATCCCTTCGTCGGTGCTATCGGTAATGATCTGCAAGTCTTGAATAAGCGAACCTACATTGATGGATATGTTCCTGGTCTGGCTGCGCCCGGTGATACCACTCAATCCCGCAGTGGAGTTAGTGGTGTTGTTTGAAGTTGGATTTCCTTCCTGGTCATCATCAAAAAAGGAGTTTTGACCAAAAAGCTGACTGACCGCACCGGTGCCTGCGCTGCCGGATGTACCAGCTCCGCGCTCATAACCGGCATTAAAGGCATTGGCCATGCGTGCACCTAACTGCGAAGCGCCGCGCTCCAGGCCCGCTGCACTTTGCTGGATGCCCTGCATGATCATATCCTTGTCGAGTGTAAACACACCAACCAGGGTGCGCCCCAGGCCCAACAATGGAGTTATCAGGAAGTCGTACAATATCGACCCCAGTTCTTTGATTGTATACCACATGCCCGTGATAAAGCCACGAAACCCGTCGAACTGATTCCAGACATAGACCACCGCTGCGCCCAAGGCAAACAGGATGGATACAACCACGCCAACAGGGTTGGCCTTCATTGCAGTATTCAACAACCATTGAGCCGCTGCGGCTGCCTTCATCCTCAACGCAGCCACGCCTACCCAAAAGGAATAAACCTTAGTTGTACCCCAGGCAATAGCCATTGTAGCGCCCAGGTGCTGAAAAAGATCAATGTGCTGACTAATCCACGTTGCTGCTGGAGTCAAATAATTATCAAGTAGGTTTTGAACAGTTGGCAAAAGATGTTTACCAACAGCTATTGACAATCGTAACACCTCATTGCGAAATCGCTCCATTGATGCTGCTGGGCCTTCGGCAACCTTAGCCGCTCCCTCGCCAAAAGTCTCGATGAGCTGTGCGGCGAACTTGGGCAGGAAGTCTTCGGCCATCACGCTGCCGGTTTCCAGCATTTTATTAAGCTCCGCCTGGGTAACTCCCATCGCATCAGCAGCAATTTTAAAGGCTCCGGGAATACGCTCACCAAGCTGGCCACGTAGTTCTTCTGCTTGCACTTTACCCTTACTGGCAATCTGACCAACAGCCAAATAAGCGCCCTTGATTTGATCGGCACCGAGTCTATTTGCAGCTCCTGCTACTGATATACCCTCGAATATATCCAGGGTCGCCTTCCCCTCAAGCTTTGTACCTCGAAGACTTCCCGACAACTGTTTAAATCCATCCTTTGCCGCCAACAGGTTAATACCTAATCGGTCTACAGTCTTGTCGATGAAAGCGATATTCTCCGCACCATTGCCCGATGTAGCAAAATCAATAGCAATATTGGTGGCATCATCCTGCGCCGCAGCATTGATGCTCGTCAAAACGGCTAAGCCAAGCCCCAGGCTTGTTACCCATCGCCTGACGCTGGCTGCCGCGCTTTCAAAACCAGACTTAGCTTTCCGAGAGAACCGATCCATGCCATGCCCAGCCTGATCCAGCGAGCGATCAACTTTATCGACGGCCCGATCCAAGCCCTCAACAGCCTTTTCGGCTGCGCTGACTTCATCAACGCCCGTCAATCTCATTGCTATGGAATAAATCCAGTTCATCTATTTGCCTTGCTCCGCTTTTAAAATTTCGAGCAGGTAAGCATAGCTACCTACCCACTCCCAGTCTTCCAGCTCATCAGGGTTGATGTGCAGATGATACCGGAGCGCCGTGTCAATCAAGAGAATGTCAACAGCTTCCTGCATGTGCTCCCACGGAGCAGCATCCTCGTCATATTCACCCGGCACCCCGGCATCGGCTAGTGCTTTTTTACCTCTTGCATTTTAGTACCAAGAAGATCGTCGATGGAAGCGTACACCTGAGAGAAGTACTCCGTGTTGTCTTCTGCCAGCAGCACCTCCTGAGTAATATCACCGCCCAGGTAGCAGTTCTTGATAAATAGCGTGGCCAGTTCAATTGGCCCACCTCGACGGCCTTTACCCATAATGAGCTTTAAAACCTTACGGGTAGGGCGCTTAAAAAAGGCAGTAGTGCCATCATCAAAAGGCATCTCCAGAACGGTGTGCCCCTCCTTTTTCCAGGCGTCAATTTGCTTTTGAATGTCCATTAACTCGGCTTTAATTATGATTAATAAGTAAAAAGGCCGCAGCCATGCTGGCCACGGCCTTCTCTACTCTTACCCAAACATCTATTCTTTAGACGCCCTCGTAGGCAGCAACCGCCATAAACGGTAGCTCGATGGCCATCTTCTTGTCGTTTTGCGCCAGCGCCTTTTCGTAGCTCTCTACCTGGGCGCCAACAATGCGGTCGGTTGTGCTCACACCATCCACTTCGTAGTTGATGATAATATCGAAACTCACCTTCGTAATATCGAGCGACGGATTGACTGCCTTGATCGCAAGATTAAAGGCTTCAAGTTCCGACTGATGAATCGTCAGCGATCCGCTGATCTCTTCATTGCCGCTCAGAATATCCAGGGTTTGACCGCCGCGTCCATAATAGCGCTCCTTAGATACGCTACGTGTCCAGCTGACGTTCTCGATACCTTCAATCGTTCGTCCCAGAACTACAACACTGGTGTCATTCCAGCCGTACTGCTTAGCCATTGCTTAGTTGTTTGCTGGGTTCGCAAACCCAAGTTCAATTTCAATTTCACGCGCATAGCCCAGCGGGATGATACGCAGCTTAACACAGAGCTTATTCGTGCCCAATACATTTTGAGCCGGGTCAACCTCCACCGTCACGCCACTGATCTCTTCATTGGCTGTCATAGCAGCATCAATAGCCGACTGGCCAATGCTCTGTAGGTACTTCGCCTGAGCCGTCTGGATGCGTCCGCTAGTGAGATCAATTCGGATTTCGTTTAGCAGTTGCTGAACATAGGTCGTGGAGGCAATGTAGATCGCCTTATCAAGCACACGCCCCAGCGCCAACTGTGAATAATCGTCCGTGGCCAAAGTAGCGGTGGGATCATCCGAGAAGTAGTAACCAGCAAAGCCAACGTGACGACGCAGTGTGATATATCCTTTGTCATGGATCACCTCTACATCATTGCCGGTTTCCTCTACCGTCTGCGTGCCGATATAGCCGTTGATAATGGGCAGTGCGCCATCGAGCACCCGACCAACATTACGCTGAACAGGCAAAGAAGCCAAACGCCCCAACAAAATACCAACACCGGCACTTGATCCACTAACACTATCACCTAGCATCACGGCCACTCGGCTGTCGGTGCGCTGGCGCAGATCAGCGAGGTCGCCCGCAACATTCGTGTAGGCATAGACCGGGATGATCACCCGCAGTGGTTTGTACTGATCGCGGTATTCAACAGCGAGGCTTTGCGCCTGCGTAATAGCCGCAGGAACATCGTCATCAACACCATTTGCGACAGTCGGTGTATAGCCAGCTGCCGGATCACGAACGATAGTAAGCATGCGAATACCACCATTAGCAGCATTTAGCAATTTGACCGCGTAATCCGTCTCGGTCTTATCCAGAGCAGTCTGCATATTAACTGCCTGACTAATGACCATAATCCAAAGCTGCGCTCCTGTTCCGGCCTCCGCATAAAACTCCCGAATCGCCTTGTAGGCACGCAGGCTATTATCCGTGTCGTAGGCTTCATTGATACCCAGGTCAACAGCAGACTGCAAGCTGGTAATCAGCCTGGGAGTAAGCAAGGCCAAACCTGAAGGAGCTGGCCCTTGCAGGATCATTCCCGACAAGGCATCATTAGTAGGAACCGTGAGGCCCAAAGCACCGTTGCCGATCTGAATATCTACGTTAGGTAAAGCCATCGTTTAAAGGATTTGCAGCAGGGCAGCAGCCAATCAATGACCGCTGCCCTATACGCGATCTGTAGTGTGAAATGTTATGAAGCTAAGGCACCTTTCGACAGTGCAACACCGGCCAACACTCCGGGCTTAACTTAGGGTTGGGGTTGCTCTTCCTTACACGAAGCGAGAAAAAGCAACCCACGCGCCGAGGTCTGTTCTTTAGGGGTGCGTGCCCCCGTATTTCGATCGGTTCGGGATCAGCTTATCAAAGAGGTCTTTGAGCCATTTGAACCAGGCATTGTCTTTTTCCGTGGGCGTAAGTTTGACGATCACTTCAATGACTCCTAACAGGCCCAGCAAGCCCATCAGAATACTGCCCCAATTTTCTACGAGCCAATTCCATACTCCCATCAGACCACCGGGACCATCATCATCGGGCACCGGATCATCTGCACTCACCGAAGTAGTGGAAGATTGATTGTATGCGAGCAGTTCGCCAGTAGCAGGCAACAGCTGATCATCGGCATCAGCAGCGGCTACAAACTCGGTAGTAGTGGCCTGGGGTTGATCTGCGGGCGTACTGGCGTGCAGTACCGAACCCAACACCAGGATAAGCGAAAGCGTAAAGACTCGAATTAGTCCTTTCATCGTTGTTGAATTATGAGGTAAATAATCTCGGCAAAATCAAGACTTAGCCTTTCGGCCGAGCCTAATTACTCACCGTTTCCTTCGTCAGATTTAGCGCCCGAAGCTTCACCAGGAGCACCTTCACCGCCTGGAGCTTTCTTCTGCGCCTTACCCTTGGCACTCGTTTTGGCGGTCTTCGTGGCATTGCCCTGGCTCTGCTCTTCGGCAGCTGCCGGACGATTGATGGTTTCCACGTCCTTGCCCACAGTTCGAGCATGATTACCCGCTGCCGACTTGGTTAAAAATGGCTGACCATCGCAAACGAAGATTTGAGTAGCCTTGGGGTAGGCTTCAAAAACCTCCGCCCAGTCTTTTTGATCCTGTTCCTTACTCATGAGTGGAATCGTTGAAGAAGTTTATAATGAAGCAGGGCCGAAACCCTGCATCTTATTCTATTGTAGCGTTGGCTCAGCTTATGCTGCGCGGTAGATGATACCGTAGCCCTTGTTGTCGGCACGATTGTTACGTGAACCGGCACGAACCAGGAAGCTTACGATGTCGCCGTAGTACTCTGGATTGCTATCATCCTCAAACACCCGGATGTCGCCCAGGGCACGCTCCACTGCTCCTTTCTGATAGAAGAAAGCAGCCGCCGCATCAGTAGCAGCACCAGCTGTACCAGGAACTTTCAATGCCTGACTTGCATCGACCACAAACACCGTGCTGCGCTCGATGATCTGGAAGCCAAACAGGCGGCCAAACTTACCTTCGGCAATATTCAGCGAACGCTGGTAGGTATCGAACAGGCGGTTGTCAGACATCAACTGATCCATCATTTCAGGGTCCAGGATCACGAAGCGATCTCGTTTGCTGACGTTCTGCTTGTCCATGTACTTCTTAGCCGCACGCAGATCAGCCTCTGTGATGATCTTCCGTGTACCGGTAGCGCCTTCGGCAGTAGCTGCCGCATCAGCACCAGTGGTAGCAATCTTACCGGCAGTCGGTACGTTCACCGCGCAGTCGTATAAGATGTTGTCACCAACAACCTCCATTAGTCGCCCGGTATCTTCATTGATCACGCTGGCCATCTTGTCGTAAGAAAGCTCTACGCGGTCGATGTTGGTAATCAGGCGTGGATTGGTAGTGTACTCATGCAGCGGATAGGTAATATCCGTATCGTTGCGCTGCACAACGGTAGCCGGTACGGAACTCCGGTTCTTTTCGACGCCGGAAGGCCCGCCAGATTGAGGGATGTGGACAATGCGACCACCGACCACATATTCATCGGCATTGCGCATGGTGTTCAGAAACTCGTTGCTTTTGAACAGCTCTTCCTTTACGGTTTCCTGCCACAATTCGACATTTACTGCCATGACTCTTATTGTTAAGATTTAGAATTTGATACAGCTGACCCGGCGCATATCAAACCCTGGCAGTCCTACGTCTGGTAGTCTTTACCGTACTGAGACTTGTACAGCTCGTTGAAGAGCGTGAAGTTCTCCGTCTTGAGCCGTTGCAACTCATCAGGCTTTTGGCGATGAAGCTCACTAAAAGTCATGCCGTTGTGCAGCACCTTTTCGCTGCCGCCATTGGCTTTCTTCTTGGGCACATCCGACAAACTGACCACCTTCGAGCTGCTCATACCTTCGAGCAATTGCTTGCACGACTCGTAATCCTTGAGCGCCAGACTGAGGAAGTGATCTTTAGCCGTAGGCAGAATCTTCTCCTGCTCTACTGCCAATTCCACCAGCGCCTCCGCTGCTTCGGTGCGGCGCGTCTCTTCGGCAGCTTCAAAATCAGCGATGCGTTGTTTCATCGCCTTGATCTTTGCTTCTGCTTCACTTACAGGTGCATCAGCAGACAGCTCCAAAAGAGCATTTAAGTTCTTGTTATCCATTGACGGAGTGATTTTTGGCTTAGCGTTGGATGAATGCGCAGAGAACTCAGCGACTACAGCGCTAAACTCTACTTCATCATCATTCTCGTTGACAAAGCGAACAGTGTTGGCATTACTTGGAATGTCCGTAAAGCTTACCTCGCGAAGTTCCCAGCTGGAGATCGTGTAAAGCTCTTCCTGATTGTCGTTCAGGCCATCAAAATCAAGCTGCTTGATGCGAATCGACATGCTGGTGCCATTCAAAAAGCCACGCTCATACTTGCCCGAAAGCTGCACAGCAAACTCATCCTCCAAATCAAAAACCGGAGTTAAGTAAATGCTATCGCCTTCGATTTGCAGGTCTTTCCACTTGCCAGGAGGCAGGTTATCACGAGTACTTTTCTTGTGCTGAAACAACATCACCGGATTCTTCTTAAAGCGCGTAAAATCGCCGCCTGCCGTCAACACTCTCATGTTGTGGCTATTGTAAGATTCGTCCGATACTTTAATGCGATCCATGCTTCTTTTGCGTTCGTTTTGGCTCGTTGTTTGGTACAATGGTCTACACAAATCGGCAAACGCGCAAAAAAGTGTGACAGCTTGTCATTCATCAATGACAGTCTGTCATTAAAAGGGTTCCTTAGATATATATACCCCCTATTTTTGAGCGCATGACAAGTCAAGAGAAACAGGAATATGCTT